CATTATCACGAGCGGATGAACTCATCACCATTCCTATCATTAAATCATTGTCGTCTGCCGGAAAACCAGCAACAACCAGGGTACCAAAACTTAATGCTCCGCTACCATCTGTTTTCATAAATTGCCCAGCCGTACCGTCAGCCGTAGGTAACGTCAGAGCATCTCCGCTATTTCCCCCTTGAACTTGTTCTACTATTATCTTTGCCATTTTTTAGCTCCTAAGCTACTTGTACCCTGAGATACGGTGTTTACTATCATTATCTATCTTATTATAAAGACTCGACATACGAGTCAAATTCCATTACCACATGGGTACCTAATACCGAAGTGTCATCATAAGTTGCCGGAAGATCTCTAAGATATGCCCTATACTCAGGCATATTTGTAGTAGCAGGACGATCTGATACTGTATACTCATCAGTATCTCTTAGAAACCCATTTCTTTGACCGCGTAAATGCGACCAAGCATCTGCTAACACTAGTGCATCAGTTTCTGCAGTTATTTCTGCAGCAGTCTTTGCTCTAACAGCACTAGTATCAGTATCATATACTAAAGTAACTCCAGAATCTCTATCTGAATCAGATACATCCACCCACCCAGATTCTCCAGCATGATTTTTAGCATCTAATTCTTCGATTTTATTATTTACAATTTTTGCGTGCATTATCTATCTCCATACATTGTTGCACAACTTGTGTACATTTCATAAGGCGTTGCCGCGTTATATATTGCTGCGGGGCTTCTGCAAGTAGCTAAAGCTTCTAACATTCTTAGATCACATGTAATGCTAGAAGATGCAAAAGCAGTATGCAGATCAACATACAAATTTGTACTAAAAAACTGATAAGAAGTACGATATTTCCAATGCGCAACCATCATTAAAAGTACTGTAGTTCCTCCCGGAACTGGAACAGTTGCTTCATATTGATGCTCATCACTACCAGTAGTGGTAGAATTAAGAGTTGTCCAAGAACCTCCAGTAGCATTTGCATAGTTCGTTCCGCTACTAAAAGTAGGAGTATAATAAGCAATACCTGATCCTGATGCCGCCCCTGCTTGGTTTCCATTACTTGATTTATAGGTATCAATTACTACATCTATTGAACTACCACTACTATTACGAATAGGAAGACAAGATATTGTTACACCAGGATAAGAACTTGCATTATCCTGGAAATACCAATATTTATAGTTATGTCCTAATCGTCTATTATGTGCATATTCTTTAATTCTTACCCCTGGATAAGTATTATTGAAATAAGTCAAATTACCAGAAGTACCTGAAGTTGCTTGTGGTTTACCATCTCCTAATAAATAGTTCCATGACTGTAAGAGACCACTAGCATCACCTAAATTAGAATTATAAGTACTATTAGCGCCGGAGGATGCCCAGTCACCAGTTGAATATACATTCTGACGAGAAGAATAACTATATATAGCTCCTATGATCAGATCATTATCTTCAGGAACAACTGTATTTACAGTATGTGGAGTGCTATCTGTACTAGCTGATGCACCACCACTAGCAACAGCAACAGCAGCTACGGTAGCTGTACCAATTCCCTGCATTGTGTCTGATACAGTAATTACGGCTTCATCTCCGATATAAAGAGTATCATACCATAGATGATTACTCTTAGAAGCAGTTGTAACTAGATATTCATCATTGCTGGTAATAGTAGTGAGGTCAGTAACATAAAGCTGTGAGTCTCCAAATATCTCCCAAGTTCCTACGACCTGTGTATTATTTGCTATAACATCTGCCTTTTTTACTTCATCAACAGAAAAAGTTACTGGCGCAATAAAAGTATCAACTATCTTATAGGGCACCAAGGCCACCGGCTCTGCCCAAGTAGGGTCAGCGGCAGCACCCGCTGATGTTAAAAGTTGACCTGAAGTACCTTGTGTCAAAAACTTCGGGTCAGCGTTAGCTCCCCCTGTTTGTAAAATTTGACCTAAAGCACCTGGACCCAGTCTTGCTGGTCCTGTTGCATCACGGTATAACAAATCTCCGTGTGTAGTAATTGTTATTGCTACGTCTGTGCCCGCATTTGCAAATGAATCCCAACTCGCTGAATCTGATCCAAATGAAGTTGAGGTATGGTCCGCAGTAGCTACGTACACCGCCCCGCCTGAATTCACAATATCATTAACCTTGTAGGCTGTGGCTGTTAGCCAATCGCCTTTCCAGTCCATCCCACCGGAAAACTTCACCCACTTGGTTGCGGCTAAGTCTGTTGCAAACACTCCGGAAGAATGCGATACTAATGTCTTATAGGTTTGACCACCATAAGTCACGATGTCATCCATTAGATAGGCAGTAGAAGTAGCCCAAGCACCTATGTGCCTAAGCCCCGCAGTCATACGCTCCCAAGAAGCTGTAATTAAGTTGGGAATATCGCCTGTATTAGTTACTTTAGCAACATAGCTGTTACCACCGTAAGTTACGATGTCATGCTTCTGATAAGCAACAGCAGTACTCCAAACGCCTATGAAATCTAAGCCCATAGCAAAGGGTTGCCAAGAAGCTGTAACTGTCACAGGGTTATCACCTGTGGTATTTAATAATGCAACATAGGTACTACCTCCATAAGAGATAATATCACCTTTAACATAAGCAGTACCAGTAACCCAAGGACCAAGCCACTGAACGCCAGCGGCCAAAACTTGCCAAGAAGCTGGAACTGATCCAGGGTTATCACCTGTAGTATTTACTAATGCAATATAGGTAGTAGCCCCATAAGTTACAATATCATCTTTCTGGTAAGCAGTGCCAACAGCCCAAACACCTATGAAGTCAATACCCGCTGCCAAAACTTGCCAAGAAGCTGTTTCTGTCACAGGGTTCTTATTTATATTAATTGCTTGTGCAACGTAGGTGCTACCTCCATAAGATACGAGGTCGTCTTTAGTATAATTAGTTGCTGCGCTCCAGGGGCCAGTCCACGCAATACCAGCAGTCATACGCTCCCAAGAAGCTGTAACTGTTTCAGGATTATCGCCTGTATTTGTGATGCGAGCAATGTAGGTATTACCACCATAAGCTACAACATCATCTTTCTGGTAAGCGGTGCCTACAGCCCAGTTACCCATCCAATCAATACCAGAGGACAATACGTCCCACTGTGTAGTGTTGACAGATGGGTCGCTTCCCGTGGTAGGGTTATTAGCTGTGGCGATGTATGCGTTGCCACCAAAAGTAGCTACGTCATCAATTCTATAATCAGCTGTAGCGGTATTCCAAGCGGCGGTGTATTTAATACCACTTGTGAGCGTATCCCATTTGGCTGTGTCTGTGGGCAGTTGACCCACGTTGTCCATTTTTGAAATATATACGCTGGCGCCGTAAGTGACTACATCATCTTTCTGATAAGAGGAGGAATTGTTATAAAGTCCCTCCCATTGAATACCATGTGAGAAGGTATTCCAATACGTTGCGTTTGTAGGAAGATTGCCTCCAGATGAATTAAGAATACAGATGTAAGTATTGGCACCATAATAGACGATATCATCTACCTGATATACCGTTGCATTGTCGTACGCGCCTTCAAACTTAACACCTGTAGCAAGTAGCTGCCAATAGGTAGCGTTTGGTGGCGCATTACCCGCAGCTGGTTCACTAAGAATACATACATATGCGTTATTGGCGTGATGCACCACTTCGTGAGACTTGTATGCAGTTGCTGCAACATACTCACCTTTCCACGATAAACCTTCCTGAACTAAAGCCCAATAGGTTGCATTTGTGGTTATATTGCCACTTGTTTTCAACGCATAAATATAAACGAACACGTCACCGCCGTACTTCACCAAATCATTGGATTCATACTGAGTATTTGACGCCCATTCTCCGACCCAATTAAATCGTAATTTACCTAAATCAATAGTTGTACTCATTTGTCTAAATTCTCCATGCCATTATTATAGCAAGCCCGACATTTTAAGTCAAGAATTTTTTTTGGTAGATGAACTACCAGGTTAGCTAGTATAGGTTATCTTCAGTATATAAGTAGTATAGTTGTGATTCTAAACAAAAAATTATTTTTAGTTTGGTAATCATTCATATACCACTTCTATATGTCCGTTTGTGCCCCATTGATATACTAATTTATCTTGTGACCAGAAGTAGTCCTTATAATCACTATCGTCTTCAATGAAAGTACTGTCAGGTAATTTCACTGAGCCGTCATCTATAACATCTACAGTTAGACCACCATTACTTTTGTCCAACTTAAAGCCATAAAAAGTCTGATGACTATGTG